TTTATAAAAAACTAAATAGTCTATAAAGAAAATTTTGACCCATAACTAAGGAGAAATCCATGGCATTTCAGCTATCACCTGGGGTAAATGTATCAGAAATTGACCTGACTACTATTGTCCCTTCAGTCGCCACATCAATCGGTGGCTTTGCTGGAAATTTCAATTGGGGTCCAGTTGGTGAAGTGGTTACCATCTCTGACGAGGTTCGCCTTGCCAGTCGTTTTGGTAAACCAGACTCTACAAATTATGAATACTGGTTCTCAGCTGCAAACTTTCTTGCTTACTCTAATAATCTAAAAGTTGTTCGTGCTGCTAACACATCATCTACACTAAACGCTACCGCAAACGGTTCAGGTGTTTTGATTAAAAACCTAGACGATTATGTATCAAACCGTGAATCTGGTTCCAACACATCATACGGCCCACTAGGTGCTCGTTTTGCTGGTGATTTGGGTAACAGTTTACGTATTTCTATTTGTCCAAGTTCAACAGCTTTCTCATCTAACTTAACTTCAACATCATCTGTAACTGCTAATGCAGCTTCAGTTGGAGATACAACAATTAATGTTACTGGTTCACCAGTTGCAAACTTATATGTTGGTGACTTAGTTTCTGTTGATGGTGGAACAACTTATTATAGAACAACATCTGTAAATGCTACTGCAATCGTAGTTTCTACAGCTTTAACTGCTGCCATTACTGTTGGTGCACCAATTCTTCGTAAATGGCAATATGCTGATAACTTTGGTGTTGCACCAGGTACTTCAGATTTTGTTTCAAACAAGACTGGCTCTAATGACGAATTGCATATTATTGTTGTTGATGAAGATGGTAAATTCTCTGGTACTGCAAATACAGTATTAGAAAAATATTCATTTGTATCTAAGGCATCTGATGCTATCAACAATGATGGTTCATCAAACTACTATAAGACAGTTATTAACAATAAATCACAATATGTTTGGTGGTTAACACACCAACCAGGTGCTTCAAATTGGGGTAATGCTGCTTCAGGCACAACATATACAAATATTAATACTCCATTTACAGCATCATTAAGTGCTGGTGCAAATGGTACAATTGGTAATTCAGAAATTATCACAGGTTATGGTTTCTTTGCTAACCCTGATGTTGTTGATGTTTCATTAATCATCTCTGGTCCAGGTAACGCAACTGTTGCTGCTGACTTGATTACTAAGGCAGAAGTTCGTAAAGATGCTCTAGTATTCTTATCACCAACTAAATCTTCAGTTGTGAATAATGCTGGTTCAGAATCAACTTCAGTTCTTTCTTTCCGTGATTCTTTAACATCATCTTCATATGCTGTTATTGATTCTGGTTACAAATATCAATATGACAAATACAACGATGTATACCGTTGGGTACCATTGAATGGTGATATTGCTGGTGTTTGTGCAAGAACAGACAATGAGCGTGACCCATGGTATTCACCAGGCGGTTTAAACCGTGGTGTAATCCGTAATGTAATTAAACTTGCATGGAATCCAACTAAAACAGAACGTGATAACCTTTATGTTAAAGGTGTTAACCCTGTTGTTACATTCCAAGGTGAAGGTACAATCCTATTTGGTGACAAGACTATGTTGAGCAAACCATCTGTGTTTGACCGCATCAATGTTCGCCGCCTATTCATTGTATTAGAAAAAACTATTGCTCGTGCTTCTCGCTCTACTATGTTTGAGTTTAACGACCAATTCACCCGTGCATCATTCGTAAACTTGGTAGAACCATACTTGCGTGATGTTCAAGGTCGCCGTGGTATTACAGATTTCCGTGTAGTTTGCGATGAATCTAATAATACACCAGAAGTTATTGACCGCAACGAATTTGTTGGTGATATCTATATCAAACCAGCTCGTTCAGTCAACTTCATCCAACTTAACTTTGTTGCAGTTAGAACAGGTGTAAGTTTTGAAGAAATCGTTGGACGCTTCTAATAAATAGAGAGATAGGAGAACTTAAATGGCATTTAATGTAAATCAATTCCGCTCTCAAATGACAGGAGACGGTGCTCGCCCAAATCTATTTGAGGTGAGTATGCCTTTCCCAGGATTTTCAAATCCAGGAGATGCTCAACAGAAAATGACGTTTATGTGTAAAACAGCACAATTGCCAGGTTCAACACTTGGCGTTGTGCCTGTCCAATACTTTGGTCGTGAACTAAAGTTTGTTGGTAATCGCACATTTACGGATTGGACTGTAACAGTTATCAATGATGAAGATTTTATTGTTCGTAACGCTTTTGAGCGTTGGATGAATGGTATTAATAGTCATTCATTGAATGTTCGTAATCCATTGGCTCAATCACCAGGTAACTATACTGTTGATGCTCAAGTTACACAATTTGGTAAACAAGGTGATACATTGAAGAAATATAAATTCATTGGTGTATTCCCAACAGATGTTTCTCCAATTGATGTTGATTGGGGTTCAAATGATACGATTGAAGAATTTACCGTAACTCTTTCCTTCCAATGGTGGGAATCAGTTGACACTGGTGTGATTTGATGGGTAGAGGTCCAAAGGCCTCTACTTTTGCTTTTTATAGGATGATTCAATAATGGCAGTTAAACTTTTCGGCTTCACATTTGGCAAGCAAGATATTGTTCAGGTTCAATCTCCTGAACAGCCTACCTTTACACTTCCGACCGAAGCATTGGATGATGGTGCTATTACCATCACTCAAAATGCTCACTACGGAACATACGTAGATTTAGAGGGTTCTGTTCGTAATGAACTAGAACTTATTACCCGTTACCGTGAAATGTCAAACCATCCAGAATTGGATATGGCTATTGACGAGATTGTTAATGAAGCAATCACACACGATTTAGATGGTTCAGTATGTGATATCGTTTTAGATAATCTAAAACAACCTGAAACAATCAAAAAGAAAATTATTGAAGAATTCAAACTTGTTCAAAAGATGATGAACTTCAATAATCTTGCCGATGATTTATTCAAACGTTGGTATATTGATGGCCGTATCTATTACCATGTTGTAGTAGATGAAAGTAAACCAAAAGAAGGTATCAAAGAATTACGATATGTTGACCCACGCAAAATTCGTAAAGTGCGTGAAGTTCAAAAAGATAGGGATCCAAAAACTGGCGCCCAAATTATTAAATCTATTGCTGAGTATTATGTGTATAATGACCGTGGTACACAAACTCAAACATACACAGCAGGTGTAAATCAAGGTCTAAGAATTTCACCAGAGTCCATTATCAATGTGAATTCTGGTTTGATGGATGCTAAAAACACATTCGTCATTTCATATTTACATAAGGCAATCAAACCACTCAATCAGTTACGTATGATTGAAGATGCCGTTGTAATCTATCGTTTATCACGAGCACCAGAGCGTAGAATATTCTACATTGATGTGGGTAATCTACCAAAAGGTAAAGCAGAACAATATCTCCGTTCTATTATGATTCAGTATCGTAATAAAATGGTTTATGATGCTTCAACAGGTGAATTGCGTGATGACCGTAAACATATGTCAATGTTAGAAGATTTCTGGTTGCCTCGCCGTGAAGGTGGTAAAGGTACTGAAATCACTACATTACCAGCTGGACAAAACTTGGGAGAAATGCAAGATGTTGCTTACTTCCAAAAGAAACTCCTCAACGCATTGAATGTTCCTATCTCTCGTTTGGATCCACAGAATGGTGGAATGATTGGTTTAGGTCGTTCAACGGAAGTTACCCGTGATGAGGTAAAATTCTCAAAATTCATTCAAAGACTTCGTAATAAATTTTCCCAAGTATTTGACAATGCTTTGGCTATTCAGTTGGCACTTAAAGGCGTTTGTACCAGAGAAGAATGGGACAATTTTAAAGAAGATATATATTATGACTTTAAGAAAGATAATAACTTTACTGAACTTAAAGAAGCAGAGTTGTTGCGTGAAAGACTTAATTCTGTTGGTATGATTGACCCATATATTGGTCGTTATTACTCAGCAACATGGGTTAAGAAAAATGTTCTTCACATGACAGATGAAGAAATTGAAGAAATGGAGAAACAAATTGAAGAAGAAGGAACAGCAATCAGTCAACCCGTTTCTGGCGATGGCCAAGAAACCGGTGCAGGGCAAGCATCAGCAGCCGGTGTTCAACCAGAAGATAACACTCAGGAAAGGCTCAGCACGGAGTCGCTAACACCACAATTAGATGCTGAAGTTGAGAAGTCTGCACTAAGTATAAATAGGAAATAATGGAGAATCATATGACAACTGCAACATTTATTGACCAATTAGCAGCAGGACAAGCTGCTGAGGCAAAAGAAACATTGGCAGATTTACTTTCTGCTAAAGCATTTGAAGCATTAGATATTAAAAAACAAGAAATGGCATCTACTATGTTTGGTGGACAACCAGAAGTATCTGATGAAGAACAAACGGAAGAACCAGAAGCAACAGAATGAAGTCATTAGAAGATTTCAAAATCGTTTTATCTGAGGAAGAAAAATCAGACTATTCAAAGTTTGATATGCTTGTTCGTGCTGGTTTAGCCGACAAATCTCAGATTCAACGATTGCATAAAATTCTTGGTAAAATGGGTGAAGATAGGCCTATATTTACCAACCAAGAAAGACAGTTGGTACAAGGTTTGTTTACTAAAATGGTTGATTTGATTACCAATAATAAACAAATCTTCCAACAAACTCGCCGTGCTGTGCGAGAAGAATCTGAATTGGATGAAGCAATTATTGATACATCCGATTATAAAATTGATAGGTCAGGAAGAAAATATAAAGCACACCGAATCAAAGTTGGTGATAGTGCTGCTCAAGTTGGTGATGACCCTGAGCAAGTAAAAGAAGAGGTCTTGCAACTTGATGAAGCTACAGACCCACCATATGTTTTGGTACTAAAGCGTAAAGCTATTCGTTTGTATCCAGATGGAACAAAGATTGCTTTATATTATAGTGACCGTTTAGGTAAAGCATTTTCTGTTCCGTATTCAACAGATATGCAACCAGTTATTCAAGCGGAAGAAACTATTGAAGAAGATGTTGTAAAACATCTACAAAATATTAAAGACAACCATCAAATGGGTAATATTAAACATCAAGATGGTAGTACCAGTAAAATTGATGTTCAAACAGCTCATGCAATTTTGACGGTACATAAATCTTTGAATGATGAAAATAAAAAGAAGTTTGCTGATATGATGGCAAAATCAAACCATCATATGAGTAAAGCTGCTGACTTTGCATGGAAAAATGTTAAATGAGTTTTGTGGATTTTATTGCACAAAACAAATTACAAGAAGCGAAAGAATTTATATTCAATCGCATGAATCAACTTGCAGTTGAAACATTAAAAGAAGAAAAGGTATATGTAACACAAGATACATATATTGAAGAAGAACAAATTGATGAGGCCTCTCCTAATGTGGTTAGAATGGGTCGTGTTAAAAAGATTCGCCGCCGTATTCGTAGGAATGCTAAAGGCAGAATCATTGTTCAAAAGAATGTTAAGAAGTCGGCAATTAAAGGTTATAGAGTTTCAGGTAGTCGTGTTGTTAGAATACCTGCAATTCAAAGAATACAGAAAGCAAGAAAATTAAAAAGGTACTGGAAGACAAAAGGTCGTGCTAAATTGCGTAGAACATTGTTGAAACGCAAAATGTCTATCAGACGCCGCCAATCTATGGGAATACGATAAATGGCATTAACTAAAGATATTACGAATTCGCTTCGTTCAAAGTCTACCATTCGTTTGACTGGTGATGGCACAACTACAATTTATTTGGCAAATCTTGCAAGTGAAGCCAATGAATCAGTTAGTTCTGCTACTATTGCTGTGGCAATATCTTCAACAAATGGAACTTGGACTGTCAAGCGTGGTGCTGATACTGCCGGTGCCGGTGGTTATACAGTATTACAACTATGGGGTGAAAACTATTTACCTCTAACACAAAGCGATATTGCTATTAGTACCAATTCAACAGCAAATATTGTTTGTACCAACAGTGGTTCAAATGGTACTCTGATATTGCAGGTAACTAAAGACGCTCAATACGCTACACCTTTAACAGGATTGTAATATGAAACTTATTACAGAAACTATTGAGAATGTAAGTTATATTACCGAAGCAACAGAAAACGGTAAGAAAAACTTATACATTACTGGTCCGTTCTTAGTTTATGACCGACCAAACAAGAATAATCGTGTATATACGAAAGACACACTAGGTCGTGAAGTCAATCGTTATAACGAAGAATTTGTTAAAACCAATCGTGCATTGGGTGAACTAGGTCATCCAGATACACCATCAATCAACCTTGAAAGAGTATCACACAAGATTGTTTCTTTAGAGGACAACGGTGAATGCTTTATAGGTAAAGCAATGATTTTGGAAACTCCATACGGCCAAATCGTTAAAAACTTTATTGATTCTGGTGTAAACTTAGGAGTATCTTCTCGTGGAATGGGTTCACTCCAATCTACAAAAGAAGGTTACAATTTGGTACAGGATGATTTCCGTTTGGCAACTGCCGCCGATATCGTTGCAGACCCATCTGCTCCAGGTGCGTTTGTAAATGGTATCATGGAAAACAAAGAATGGCTTTTCGTAGAGGGTCGCTTCGTAGAGATGGATATTGACCATGCGAAAAAACAGATTAGACAAGCATCACGCAAAGATATTGAACAGGTTGCCTTAAACTTGTTTGAAAACTTTTTACGAAAACTTTAATTTTATAAATAAGAAATCATAAGGAGATTCCTAATGGCATCAAACAAACTATTTGAGGCAGCAGCAGAAATTCTTGCAGGAAGCAAGTCATCTGCCCCAGCTATGCCTTCACAAAAATTAGAAGGTGAAGTTGTTGACCTTGGCGGTCCAACTCCAACCAATTCTAAACCAGACGATGATTCTAACAAGATTGACGCTACTAAAGCGGCAAAATCAGCGACTGCACCTACTACTAAGCCTTCTGACGCTTCACCTGACACACAGTTGAA